CCCATTCCGCCAAAAATTTCCACTTTTCAACCGGATTCGAAAATGGCAGGCAAGCCTGGACAGGGTCGTGGGGGCGCCCGGGAGGGTGCTGGGCGGCCAGCCAAGCCGCAGGAACTGCTTGAGGTTCCAGCAACGGATGACCCGCTCCAGTTTCTGTTGTCCGTCATGAACGACAGCGCGGTAGAGCCGCGGTTAAGGGTCCGAGCGGCCATTACAGCGTCGCAATACAAGCACACGAAGCGGGGTGACGGTGGGAAGAAAGACGAGAAAGAGCAGGCCGCCAAAGCAGCCGGGGCCGGGAAGTTCTCGCCTGCAGCCCCTCCGAAACTTGTCGTCAACAACCGCTGATTGGTCAACGGCTTGCCCAGACTGGGAACGCCGGATCATCTCCGGTGAGTCGCTGATCCCGTTTGCGCCTCTGTTCCCTGGTGAGGCGGCATCTGGCCTGGATGTTTTCAACGCGCTGCGGGTGGTTGATGTCCAGGGTGCCCCGACGATGGGCGAACTGTGCCGGGCCTGGATTCTGGAGTTCGTCGGTTCCGTGTTCGGTGCGTATAACCCGGACACTGGCCGCCGACTGATAACTGAATTCCTGCTGTGCGTATCGAAGAAGAATGCGAAGTCCACGCTCGCGGCCGGGATCATGCTGTCGGCGCTGATCCGGAACTGGCGGGACTCCGCCGAATTCCTGATCCTGGCGCCGACGATCGAGATCGCGAACAACTCGTTCTTTCCGGCGCGCGACATGGTGAAGAAAGACGAGGAGTTGTCGGACCTTTTTCAGGTGCAGGAGCATTACCGGACCATCACCCACCGGAACAATGGATCGACGTTGAAGGTGGTCGCGGCCGACAACGAGACGGTCGGCGGCAAGAAGGCGACCGGGGTTCTGGTTGACGAGCTGTGGCTCTTTGGCAAGCAAGCGAACGCGGAGAACATGCTGCGGGAAGCCTGCGGCGGGCTCGCTTCGCGCCCGGAAGGCTTCGTGATCTACCTCTCGACGCAGTCGGACGAAGCCCCGGCTGGTATTTTCAAGCAGAAGCTCGACTACGCCCGCGGAGTGCGCGATGGGCGAATTAAGGATCACCGCTTCCTGCCAGTTTTGTACGACTGGCCCGCGCAGATGGTTAAGGATCAAGCCTACCGCGACCTCAAGAATTTCTGGATCACAAATCCAAACCTCGGCGCGTCCGTCGATCCGGAATTTCTCGAGCATAAGTTACGCGAAGCCGAAGAGGCCGGAGAGCATTCGCTTTGCGGCTTTTTCTCGAAGCACGCGAATGTTGAAATCGGTTTGGCCTTGGGTTCAAACCGCTGGGCGGGCGCTGACTTCTGGGAGGCGCAGGCGAGGCCAGAGTTCACGCTCGACGAGTTGCTCGAACGCTGCGAAGTGGTCGCTGTCGGGATTGACGGCGGTGGACTGGATGACTTGTTGGGGCTCTGCGTGCTGGGTCGCGATTCGACGACGCAGAAATGGGTGATCTGGTCGCACGCTTGGGCGCATCCTTCCGTGCTAGAGCGGCGCAAGTCCGAAGCCGGCCGGTTTCGGGATTTTGCGCGCGACGGCGACCTGACGCTCGTCGAGCACATCGGCGATGACGTGGCCGAAGTGGCCGCAATCGTGGCGCACGTGGAGGCCTCCGGGAAGCTCGACAAGGTGGGCGTGGACCAGCACGGAATTGGCGCAATCCTGGACGCGATTGTCGCCGCTGGCGTCCCGCGTGAAAAAGTTATCGGCGTCACGCAGGGCTGGAAGATGTCCGGGGCGATACTCACTGCGGAACGCAAGTTGGCCGAAGGCGGGCTAACTCACGGCGGGCAGAAGATGATGGCGTGGTGCGTCGGGAATCTGAAGATAGAGCCCCGCGGCAATGCGATTATCGCGACGAAACAAGCAGCCGGACGCGCGAAGATCGACCCGGTGATGGCCATGTTCAATGCCGTGTCGCTGATGGCGCTTAATCCGGCCGGGGCTGGCCGCTCATTCTGGGAAACCCAAGATGCTAAAAGCCCTGTCGAAACTCCTACCTGATGCGCTCTTGCTCGTTGGGGCTGCCGGAGTCTCCTATGGAGCTTGGCTGGCCTATCAGCCGCTCGGATATATTGTAGGCGGCGCGCTGGCTATGACGGCCGCGCTGAAGCTGGCGAGTATTCCCTGATGCTCGCCGAAGCATTTGCGCGAAAGTCGCTCAATACTTGGGACGTTTTCAAGGATCTGATCGGCCGGCGCGTATCGGCTACCGGGAAAGTGGTCAGCGTCAAGACGGCGATCGAAGTTGCAACGGTATTCGCCTGCATGCGGGTGATCGGCGAGGGCATCGCGCAGGTTCCGCTGAAACTGATGAAAGTGTCTGCAGACGGTAGGACGCGGGTGCCAGCGAAGGATCATCCACTGTACGAGATCCTCGGAAGTCGTCCAAATGAGTGGCAAACGAGCTTCGAATACCGTGAAATGTTGGCGCTGCACGCCGTCTTAGTTGGCAATCACTACTCATTCATCAATCGATCCAACCGTTCCGGGGTCATGGAGTTGATCCCTTTCGAGCCTGGCTGCATTACGGTGAAGCGCGCCGACGACTGGACGCTGACTTACGAAGCGCGCGGGCAGAATGGGAAACTTCAGCCGTTCCCCGCTAAGGCGATTTGGCACGTCCGCGGGCCCAGCTGGAACTCGTGGATGGGCCTGGAGGCCGTGCAACTTGCTCGTGAGGCCATCGGATTGTCGATGGCGACAGAGGAACAGCAAGCGCGGATGCAGAAAAACGGCGTCCGGGCCTCGGGGACCTATTCCGTAGAGGGCACGCTGAAGGATGATCAGTATAAGGCGCTGAAGACTTGGATCCATGAGAATTACGCCGGGCCGGAGAACGCCGGCGGCCCGATGGTGATGGATCGCAGCGCGAAGTGGCTGCAGCACAGCATGACAGGCGTGGACGCGCAGACGCTCGAGACGCGGCGCTACCAGGTCGAGGAAGTGTGCCGGTTTTTCCGCGTCAACCCGATCATGGTGGGCGCGGAATCGAAGAACACGACCTACGCGAGCGCCGAGCAGATGTTCCTGGCGCACGTCGTGCATTGCCTGGCGCCCTGGTACATGCGCCTCGAGCAGTCGATCGACGCGAACCTGCTCACCGAAGCCGATCGCGAGGCCGGACTGTATTCGTCTTTCGTGGATGCCGGCCTGCTGCGCGGCTCGATCACGAACCAGAAGGACGTGATCCTCGGCTACGTCAACGGCGGCGTGATGATCCCGAACGAGGGGCGAGCGCTGCTGGATCTGAACCCGGACCCGGATCCGGCAAGCGACAAGCTGCGCATCCCGGCGAACATCGTCGGCGCAGTACCAGAGGCGAAACCTGCAGGAGCACCGGCATGAACTCACTCAAGGCAATTTCTCAGACCGACAGCGAGTTGCGCGTCGGCAATTACATGGTGCTCTTCGGCGGCAAGGACCTGACCGGAGAATTTTTCACGCAGAAGACGCATTTCGACAGCAATTACACCGATCTAGGCGTCCTGTATGTCGATTTCGAGCACGGTCGCGATGCGGAAAAAGCAGGGAATTCGCAGAACAACGTGCTTGGCTTGGTCGACTGGAAATCTGCGAAGACTGACGAAGTCGGCATTTTCGTCGAGCGCGTGCTCAATCGCCGTGCGAAATACGTCGAATTCCTCAGCCAGTTAATAGAGGCCGGTGTCATGGGCACATCGAGCGAGGCCATTCCAGGTGCCACGCGGAGAAAAAGCGGCGGCGAGATAATCGAATGGCCGCTGATGCGGGACACGCTCACGGTCACTCCGATGGAACCGCGCATGCTGGTGGGGAATGTGCTAACCGCAGTGAAGGCGCTAGCGGAGATATTCCCGGACAGCAAATCGCTGGCGCTGGTCACCGGGGACGCCTCAGAGAAGCCCAGCGGCCGCGTCAAGATTATCGAAACGATTGCATCGCTCGGCGATGCGGAAGACTGCCTGCGGGATGCAGGTTGGAGCCGCAAGGAAGCCAAGGCGTTGCTGTCGCGCATCAAAGGTCTTCCGCAGCGGGATGCTGATGAGGGCGCAATGCAAAGGGCCGCAGAAGCGCTCAAGCGCACGGCGGCAGTGCTCCATCCATCAATCTGAAAAAGGAAATCATCGTGGAACTCAAGGATCTCGCCACCCTGATCGAAGACCAGGGCAAGGCTTGGGAAGCATTCCAGAAAGCGAACGATGCGCGGCTCGCCGCCATCGAAGCCAAAGGCTACGCGCCCGCCGATCTGACCGAGAAGGTCGCCAAGATCAACGCCGACCTCGCGGCCATCGGAAAGCAGATGACCGACATCGAGAAGAAGGCCGGCCGTCCCGCTGCCGGCGCTGGCAACGACAAGGACGTCACGCCAGAGCAGGCCGAATACCGCAAGGCGTTCGCTCTGTATCTGCGCAAGGGCCGGACCGAAGGGCTCGAGGAACTCAGCCGTAAGGCCATGAACACCGGGTCGGACCCGGATGGCGGCTACCTCGTGGTCCCGGAAATGGACCTGGCAATCGACCGCGTCGCGCAGACGATGGGCGGACTCGCCCCGCTTGCCGACACGATCACCATCGGCACGGCCAAGTGGGAGAAGCTGGTCAAGACCTCCGGCATGGCGATGCGCCGGGTTGCCGACGGCGGGACCGGCGGCGAGACCACCGAGCCGAAGTACGCCAAGATGGCGATCGAGGTCTTCACGGCCGAGGTCGAGCCGTGGGTGTTCAACGAGACCCTCGAAGACTCGCGCGTCAACCTGGAGACCGACCTGGCAGACGAAGCCGCGATCGGGTTCACCGAAGGGGCGAATGCCGAGTACATCACCGGCAACGGCGTCGGCAAGGCGCGGGGCATCACGGCCTATACCAACGTGCACAACGGCTCCTACGCCTGGGGCAGCATCGGCTACATCCGTTCCGGCAAGTCCGCCGCGTTCATGTCCATCGCGCCCACGGACCGCGTGGTCGATCTGCAGCACGCGCTGAAGTCGCAGTACCGGTCCGGCGCGAACTGGCTCACCAACGACACCACGCTCGGCGTGATGCGCCAGATGAAGGACGGCAGCGGGGCGTACTACCTCTGGAACCCCGATCCCGCCGGCGGCTTCGGCGGGCGCTTCCTCGGCTCGCCCGTCACGGTGGACGACAACATGCCGGCGCTGGGCGCGGGGTCGTATTCCCTTGCCTTCGGCAACTTCAAGCGCGGCTACAAGATCGTCAACCGCTCCGGGACCACGCTGATCCGCGACAACATCACGGCCAAGGGTCAGACGAAGTTCAATTTCCGTCGCAGGTTCGGCGGCGGCATCTGGAACTTCGAGGCCATCAAGCTGATGGCGTTCATCACCGGCGTCTGAGCGCAGGGCAACGAGAACCAAGGCCCGCTCCGGCGGGCTTTTTCATTTGCAACGTCCACCAATCAAATCTTTTTTGAGAGGACAGCACCATGACCATCAAAGACCTGCACGACAACTGCCGCACCCTCATGGGGATCGTCCCCGTGGCGATCGGCGCGAACGGCACCGTCACCGGCTTGGTGAAGGACCGCCAGGGCTACGGCGGTGTGGAAATCATCGCCTCCTACGGCGCGGTCACCACGACCGGCTCCATCGTCACTCTGGTCGTC